CAAACCTTTGCTATTGGATAACCTAAATAAAATATTTAACAAGCTAGGGAGTAACGTTGTAAAGCAGTCAAAGGCTAATCTAAAGAAAAAAAAGAAAGGCGGCGGCGAGCTAGACAAGTCTATAAGGTATAATCTCAGAGGCAACGGGATTGAGTTTACTCTAGCGGATTACTGGGAGTATGTAGACGCAGGGGTAAAAGGAAAGGGAGGAACTCGTAAGTATAAAAAAGGAGTAAAGCTAAAAAGTCCAGAGGCTTGGAAATTAAAAAAAGTAACAAATAGTAAATTTAAGTATCGAGATTCAAAGCCTCCGTTTATGGCTTTTAATGGCTGGAGTATCCGTAAGGGTATAGCGCCAAGAGATGCAAAAGGTAGGTTTATAAAACGTAAGAGCTTGCTGTATGCTATATCAAATATAGTATATCACACAGGTATAGAGACGACGCATTTTTTTACGGACGCTTTGGATAACGAGATACTAAGATTAGGCGATGAGGTAGGCGAGGCTTTTGCTTTAGACCTTATCGATAAAATGGAAACAAAAAATAAAAACGTAACAATTACATAATGATAAGAGCATTAAGTCCGTACTACATAGATACGCCGCTAGTTTATGGCGTAACAACCTGCGACAAGTACACGCTAAACGTGTGGGTTTGGAATGGCAACAAGTCAACTCCAGACTCTACAAATAGCTATCAGATAACCTACGAAAATACAACGGCATCGACAGGAACGCATAGCATAAATATAAACGCTATAATACAAGACTATATCGAATTTAAAGAGCCTAGTCCGTCGTTAGTTGCAGGCGTGCAAGTTATAGACGGAGAAAATCAGCAATGGGTTTACACTTATGTAACCTATGACGAGGTAGCTACTTTGTACCATGAGGCTACGGAAATAATGGCGCTAGGATATGCGTACGGAAACGAGGGGCGAAACGTTACGGCGGTAACAGATAACACTCTGTTAATACCTCAGCAATATAAAGTTAATCGAGCGGGTAGTTTTGTATTTCCTATCTATGTACCTACGGGATTAACTCCTCAATCTATTAGCGTAAAATCTTATCCTGCGTTAACTATCAATTATAGCGCAACACCTGCGCAGTCAGACCTCAGCGACGAGATTATAAAATACCTCTGGATTGATGTATCCGTAGCGACAAACGAGTCCTATATTGAAATTGATTGGAATGGCAAAACGACGACGCTAGATATTACAGACGAGTACAAATACAATCCTTTAGACTTATTTTTTCAAAATAAAGACGGCGCTTTGCAGAGCTTTACCCTATTTAGAAAACAAGAGGAGACTATAGACGTAACAGATAGCAGTTTCGAGACAAACAGAGGGCAAGCATCTGACGGATTCCATCAGTTTGTAAGGTACGGCGTGCAAGCTAGGACTACATTAACAGCAGAAAGCGGTTGGCTAGACGAGGATATGAACGAGGTTGTAAAACAGATATTACTTACAGAGCGAATCTGGAGTTTTGATAGTGGTGTATATACTCCTTTAAACCTAAAAATGACCTCTCAAAAGTTTAAGACTAGGCAAAACGATAGGCTAATTAACTATACAATGACGTTTGAAAAGAGTTACAACGAAATAAACAACATATAATCATGGTTAATCTATACGTCAACGGCGAATTACTAGACCAGTATAATGACGAGAGCGTGGATATTGTAAGCTCTGTTTTAGATGCGGGAGATATTACTAAAAATACTGGCGATTACTCTAAGAGTTTCACAGTACCTGCTAGTAAAAATAATAATAAAATCTTTAAACACTGGTATAATGCGTCTATAGATAACGGTTTTGATTCTAGGAGTAAAGTAGAGGGCAGTATAGATATTGACGGCGTGCCTTTCAAGCTAGGAAAGTGGAGGCTAAACAAATGTAATATTGTAAAGGGTAGGCTTGAGAGCTATACGATTAATTTTTTTGGAAACCTGCCGAATATTAAAGATACTATAGGCGAGGATTTGCTGAGTGACTTGTCATTTCCTACGTTAGACCATGATTGGACGAGCAATAATGTAGTAAGCGGTTTGAGGGGCGCGCTCTTTGGCGGCGATGTCGTTTATACGTTAATGGCAAACAAGCGCTATTTTTACAATAGCCATCACGGAGCGCACGACGTAGACGATACGACTATAAACATAGCAAACGATGCGAGTACCTCACACGCTACGGGCGTAGTATGGAGCGACCTTAGACCTAGCGTAAAGATAATAAAAATCATTGAGGCAATCGAGGCAAGGTATAACGCTGCAACGTATGAGAATCCTATTGTATTCTCACGAGATTTTTTTAGTACAACAGAGTTTGCAGAGCAGTACTTATGGCTAAAGGCAGACGATAAGGATGCAATAGGAGGCGGCGAGGAGATTGTAAACTTTACAACGGGAGACGGAACATATATAAATTTAGGGAATAACTTAGGAACTTTTGTAACTACAAGAGCGTCATTAAATTCTGTTCATTACGTTATAAGTAATATTATAACGCCTGCCTCTGGTTATGAAAATGTACCCTATACTTTTATAGTTAGAGACAAGGATACAGATAAGGACGTTTACGCTTGGGATTCTGAGCAATGGGCAAACGGCGACGGGGTTGTATCTATAAATACAAGTTTATTCTCTCCAGAGGGTACGACTATTTTTAAATTTGAGTGGTATGTAAAAAGTAATGCAAAAATCGAGTTTACCTCTACAATAAACGTTACTAAATATATAGGTTATTCGCCAAGCCCTGTTAACGTAACTACTGGCTCGCAAACTTTAGTTAACGAGGTAATAATAGGCGACGAGATGCCAGAGTTAAAAATCGTTGACTTTCTCAAGGGCATTTTTAATATGTTTAAACTTGTAGCGATTCCAAAAGACGACGGCAGTATATATATAAACTCGCTAGATTCTTATTACTCACAAGGGCAAAGATACGACGCAACAAAGTACATAGACTTTGCAAAGTTTGACGTTGACAGAGGCGAGCTATTAAAACGTATTGCTTTTGAATTTGAGGAGCCGAGTACTATTTTAAACATGGAGTTTAAAAAGAGAGCGGCGGATAAACAAGGATACGGAGCATCTCTTGTAAATGTATACGAGAGCTTGACGCCTAAGAAACTAATCGACGGCGATACGCTAGAGGTAAAACTGCCTTTTGAGCAAATATATTTTGAGAGATTAATTGACCAAAATACGGAAGTGTCAGAGCCAAACACAAACATACAAACGGGCGTTATACTAGACGATAATTTAAACCCAGTTGTACCAAAAGCGGTATTGCATTATGTAACAAACCAAGACATTACAAATACGCCTATACGATTTGTAAACGACTTAGGTATAGATGACATTCTGAATCAAAATTTACTATCTCCGATACATCATTTTGGAGTTGAAAATCCAATGTACTCAAATTTATTCGAGGCAGAGTTTAGCAACTTTACAGGCGAAGCTTTAGTTAATAATTTATATAGTATACATTACAAAGATTATGTAACTGCAATATTTGAGCTAAAGAGGCGGACGTTTATGTATACCGCAAACCTGCCTATACAGATAGTTACAAGGCTTGAGTTAAACGATGTAATCGCAATCAACGATATAGACTACCGAATAAATAAATACTCTTATAACCTTTTAAACGGCTTAACAAAGTTAGAGCTAATTAACGGCTTTGATACTAGGCTAGTAAATAGGGTGTATATCCCGTCGGTTGTAACTATTGGAAAACTAGCAGAGAGTCTAGTTTTCAACGTCGAGGGTATTGCTACCGATTACGTTGTTACAAAAATAGATGATGGAGATGGCATAAGTTGGGCGACTACCTCAGTAATCGGAACGGATAACAATTTAGCAGGTATAAATATTGCAACTATGGGAGCAGGCACAATTTCACGAACTATGACGATTAGATATGTAGGTAACGGAGTAACAACAGATATAACAATACGACAAAATGAGTAACGATATAACAGAGGTAATCGATATACTAAGGCGAGGCGATTTTTACGGCGCAGGCAACAGCGTAGAGATAGCAAAAGGCAAGCGGCAAATTGTTACGTCTTGGAGTGGACTAAAAACAAAAATAAAACGTACTATAAAAGCAAAAAAATAATGAAAGAGGTAAAGATTAAGCTAAAGGTTGACGATACAGAGGCAGTTAAAGCAACTAAAAATATAGAGAAAGGACTTAAAGACGTCGGCGACGAGGCAAGTAAAACAGATAGGGAGGTCGAGACTATTGGTGTAACGGCAGGAAAGACTAGGACTGGGTTTAATGTTATGGCTAAAGCTATCGCAAGGGTAGGACTCGCTTTAAAAGCGGCAGGTATTGGATTAGTTGTTGCAATAATTGCAGGATTGACAGAGGCATTTTCTAGGAACAAACAAGTTATGGATACGCTAAGTATTGCTCTAGAAACCATACAAGGATTTTTCTCACAAATTACAGACGCTTTAGTTGATACTTATAACGCAACTAACAAAACAACAGAGGGATTTGATGCAATGGGTCGAGTTATAGGGGCGTTAATAACTACAACATTATATCCTTTAGAGTTGTCATTTAATAGGCTGCTAGAGGCATCACAAGCTTTAAGAGTTGCCTACGAGTTAATGCTTGGAGATGATAAAAGCATTAAAAAAGCTCAAGATAATTTAGATAAAACTACTTTAAAACTCATATTTCTTAATCTTAAAATAAGAAAAGCAGGGGAAACTATAACTAATGATTTTAGTGAGGCAATGCAAGAAATAGATGTTATAACTAAAAAACTAAATGAAAATTTATCAAAAGTTAGTATTAAAGCGGCAAACGAATCCGCAAAAGCCTACAAGGCGGCAAAAGATGCGGCTATATTAGCGCAGGCGGAATCTGCGGCATTACGAGCAGGTTACGAGCTAGAGGCGGCAGAGTTAAAGAAAATACGAGACAACGTAAATTTAAGTCTGGAAGAAAGGATAAAAGCAAACGACGACCTCGCAAAAGTTTCAAAAAAGGCGGAGGCTGAAATGAAAAAACAAGCGCAACTTGCTATTAACTTAGCAGCTCTTGAAGTAAAGCGAAATGATAGTATCGAAAACCAAGCGGCATTGATACAAGCTAACGCAGATTTAAAAGCAGTCGAGGCAGAGATTGCAGGCAAAACGGAGGAGGTAGAAACCAACAGAGTCGGACTTTTAAACGAGCAAAATGCTTTAATATTAACAGGTATAGAGTCAGAGAAAGAAAGGCAAAAAATACAAAGAGAGTTTGAGGCAGAGCAAGAGATTGACCCTTTAGTAAAATTACAAAAACAAAAGTCTGCGCTTGAGCTAGAAAATCAAGCAATACTAGAGGACTTAGAGGCTAAGAGATTACTCTACGCAGAGGGTACGCAAGCAAGAGTAGACGCAGAGCAAGAGTATTTGAATCAAAAGCAAAATATTGATAATCAACTTGTAGCAAATACAAAAGCGACAAACGAGCAAATTAAAGCTAACGACCAAGCAACCGCAGACGCAAAAAAAGCAATACAAGAGGCAAGCCTTGACGCAGTAGCAACAGGCTTTAGCATACTAGCAGGATTTGCAGAGGAAAATAAAGAGTTACAAGCTGCGAGCATTATAGCTGAGAACGCTGTAGGTATTGCAAAAAACATAATAAATACAAACGCAGCAAACGCAAGGCTAACTCTAGAGGGAGGAGTCGCAGCGCCTGCTTTAATTACAGCCAACAACATTCGCATGGGTATAGGTATCGCCTCGTCTGTAGCAGCAGCAGCAAAAGGACTTGCCGCATTAAATGAAAGCGGAGATACAAGCGGAGGAGCAGCAGCAGGCGGAGCAGAGGCACCTGCTTTTAATTTAGTAGAGGGAACGGAAAGCAACGCAATACAAGACAGCATAACAAACCAAGACAACGCCGTTAAGGCAATAGTAGTGTCTGGAGACGTTACCACAGCTCAAAGCGCCGACCGCAATGCTGTCGACTCAAGCGGATTTTAACAAATAGTGAAACAATAACAAGAGTTTTTCGTTATAGTATTGTAAACTTATGAGAAGATTTGAGGGAAAATACAACAAAAATAGCAAGGGAGTCTTTGCTATCTCACTGGTACACTCTCCCGCCACAGAGGAGTTTTTTGTAGCAATGTCAAAACAAGACAAACTTGTAACACTTGCAAAAGTAGACGAGGAGAAACGTATATTAATGGGGCTAGTATTACAGCCAAACCAATTGATATATAGAGTAGACGAGGACGGAAACGAGTTTGAGATGTTTTTTTCAGAGGAAACTATCCGAGATTTTTCACAAAATTTTTTCCAAAGCGGTTTCCAGTTAAACTCAAAGCTAGAGCATGATACACCAATCTCGGGCGTAACTTTTACCGAGTCGTGGCTAGTAGCAGACCCAAAGAAAGACAAATCCGCAGCGTTTGGATTAGAGTATCCCGAGGGCTCTTGGCTTGTATCAATGAAAGTTGATAACGACGACATTTGGAACAACTATATAAAAACGGGAGAGCTGCGAGGATTTTCAATCGACGGAATGGTCGAGTTAGAGGAAGTAAATTATAAAACCGATATACAAATGAGTAAAAGTAACAAAAGCATTCTCGCTTTGCTAAAAGATATAGTAAGCAAAAACGAGGAGCAGCTAGAGGTAACTCTAGGGAGCGTAAAATCTGGAGAGCTAGATATTCAATTTGAGGGAGATTCTCTTGAGGTTGGTACGGCTGTTTTTTTAATTGGAGAAAATGAGGAGCGTGTGCAATTAGCAGACGGAACTTATCAAATCGATGAGGCAGGCGAAATCGTAGTAAAGGACGGACTAGTAGAGTCAATGTCTGAGGGCGAGGACGTAGTAGAGGACGAAGTTGTAGAGGAGCCAGAGGTAGAGGCAGAGCTTAAAGAGGAGGACGAGGAGAAAATGGTCGAGGCTAACGAGGCGGAATCAATGGAGGTAATTAAGCAAATCCTAGAGGATATGTTTAACGCTTACGCTGAGAGCATGGAGATTAAAATGACTAGCTTAGAGTCTAAACTAGAGACTTTAACATCTGAAAATGTAGAGTTAAAGGAGCAAGTTGTAACACTTTCAGCGCAGCCGTCAGTAGAGCCTATAAACTCACAGCCAAAACAAGTGATTTTAACAAAGCAAGGGCGTATCCTTGAGGCAATAAAAAACGCAAATAAGTAAATTAATTAATTTAAAATAGAATAATCAATGGCAATTACATCAAATTATGCAGGGCAGGCAGCAGTAGATATCATGCTGCAAGCAATCAAAGAGGAGGATACACTCCGTCTTGGACTTATTAACGTTGTACCCGACGTAGGATACAAACTAAACTTGAGAAACTTAGACGTTACTCTTGGAGTTGTAGATTACGCTTGTGGAACAACCGCAGCAACGGACGCAGTAGCGTACTCAGAGAAAGTTTTAACACTTTCAAAATTTAAAAACGAGTTTACAATCTGTAAAGAGGATTTCCGCCCAACGTGGAGCGGCGAGTCTATGGGAGCATCTGCTTTCAACGACCAAACACCTCAAGAGATTGCAGACGCAATCGTTGCAGATACAGCAGCTAAATTAGCTGAGTGGTTTGAGGACCAAATCTGGAATGGAGCAGGAACTGCGGGAACAATGAGCGGACTAGTTACTCAATTTGCAGCAGACGGCGACGTAATAAAAGCAAACAACGGAATTACAGCAATCGGAGCGGCTATCTCTACGTCTAACGTATTGGCAGCATTTGACGCAGCTACGGCAGCACTACCTTACGCATTAAGACGTAAAGATGTAAACTTTATCGTATCTCCAGACGTTGCAGATGCTTACACAAAGTTATTAATTCAAAACGGAGCAGCTAACGGACTAGGAGGCGACGCTAACACAGGATTAGTATACGGACGTTACAACGTGCAAGTTGTTAACGCTTTAGCAGATAACACAATCGTATTGTTTGAGAAGTCTAACATCACAATGGGTACAGGATTAGCGTCAGACGCTACCTCAATCCGAGTGAAAGACCTTGACGAAGTAGATTTGAGCGGAAACGTTTTATACAAGTCTGTATTCGGTGGCGCTGTAGGATATTCTTACGGAGCGGAAATAGTTTGGTTACTTACAACAACAGCCTAAATACTAGGGGAGGTTTAACCGCCTCCCTTTTTTAAAAACATTAATAATCGGTTGTGTAAAGCAACTAAAAAATAATTTACAACTTATGGCGTGTTTACTAACATCGGGCAGAGATAAAGTGTGTAAAGACGGGCTTGGCGGTCAGTCTACACTATATCTATTTAATAGCCTAGAGGACGCTTTTACTATTGTAAACGGAGAGGCAACGGCAATGAATGCCTCTTTAACTGCGGCGTATGCTTATCCTTTAGAGGGAGATGGCAATACTCTTGAGCAGTCAATGGTAGGAGACAGAAATACGAGCAGCCGAGTAAATACTCAAACGCTCACAATTACATTAAAATCAATGGACGCTGCTACAAATGCAGAGTTTAATCTAGTAGCGGCAGGATACCCTAGCGCAGTTGTAGTCGACAGAAACGGCAACTATATAGCTTTAGGGCTTGACGACGGAATCGACTTTACAATCGTATCACAAACTGGCGGCGCTAAAACGGACATGAATGGATATGTATTAACTGGCGTATCTACGACTAAGGACTTAGCTCCTTTCTTAGATTCAGCTACTCAAACATCTTTTTTAGCAGTAGTTTCTTAATTTAGTTTTATCCCCTAAAAGAGCCTTGTATTTAATTACGAGGCTTTTTTTTTGCTAAATAGAAACAAAAACAGACTTTTTTCGTTTTTATTATATAGAAGTTTGTTTTATGATAGTTGACCCTAATTTAAGTACGCATACAATAAAGATAGTGCCTAGATATAATCCGTCTAACGCATTAACTTTAACTATTACAGATAGTACACTAGGAACGGATACAAACGTAACAACTAGTTACACAACAGGCGGAGATTATAAGCTATCTCTAGTATTTAGCTATACATTTACAGACGAGCATAGTTATCAGCTAAAACTTACTGACGACGTAACTACTGAGATAGTATACAGAGGTCTTGTATTGGCTACAACGCAAACAGCTCAAGATTATAAGCTGACTACTAATCGCTATACATGGTAAAATTATGAGTGATATTAAACTAATAACATTAACGAGTTATACTAGACCGCCTTTAATGGAGGACAAATCTAGAGACTGGGTAATGAATGGGCGTAATAATGAGTATTATAATTACATTACAGACCGAAATAACGGCAGCCCTACAAATAGCAGTATTAATCAATCCTATAGTACCCTTATTTATGGTAAAGGATTGCGTACCTCTAGCGGAAGTCTAGGTGCTGAGAATTGGGCAAGGCTACAAACTATATTAAGACCTAAAGAACTGCGAAAAATGATTGCAGATTTTCAAGTTTTTGGAGAGTTTAGCTTTGAGGTTATAGAAACTAAGGGCGGAGATTTACATAGCTTGACGCATATACCTAAGCAAATGGTTATCCCGTCAATAGCAAACGAAAAAAACGAGATTGAGCGCTATTGGTTTTCTAGAAACTGGCGCAAATATACAGACGTAGAGTATACGCCCGTAGCTTATAACGCATACGGAGCAGCTAGAGGCAGCTCTATTTATGTAGCAAAGCCTTACGTTGTAGGCGCTGAGTATTTTGGCGCTCCGTCGTACTCGTCGGCGTTAGTATTTGCTGAAATGGAGGAGGAGATAGCAAACACACAAATATCGTCTATTAAAAACGGATTAAGCGCAGGGTATATAATACAGATACCTAACGGCACAAATTACACTCCAGAGGAGAAGGAGGAATTTGAGAGACAGGTTAAAAAGAAACTAACGTCTAGCTCGAACAGCTCGAACTTTATTATTAGCTTTAATGACCAAGAGGTGGCTATAGAGGTAACGCCGTTTCCAGTTAATAGTAACGTGCATAAACAATGGGAAGCTTTACAAGACCAGTGCAAAACTCAAATAATGACAGCGCATAAAGTAATTAGTCCGAGTCTTGTAGGTTTATCGTCTGCAAGTGGCTTTAGCTCTGTAGCCGACGAAATGGATATGAGCGAGCGCCAAACAATTAAGCGAGTTATAAAGCCTAAACAAGATTTTATAATAGATGCAATTGAGGAGGTGCTAGTAAATTACGGCATAAACTTAGATTTATACTTTGCTCCATTGACAGAGGAGAAAATAGAGGCAAAAGAGGATACTGCGGAATTAAGCTCTCACGTTTGTATGAGCGACGGAGCGCCTGCTAAATTAGCCGACTCTCTTATAGAGCTAGGCGAGACTCTAGACGTCTCAGAGTGGACTCTTTTAAGTAGTGCGGACGTCGATTATGATACAGACGATGACCTTTACGACTTAGTACAATTTGCAACGTCTACGGGAACGGCTAGACCTAACTCAAAGAGCGTGCAAGATAGTAAGGATATTGCAATACGCTACAGATATGTAGGTAACAAATCTCCGCAAAGAGAATTTTGCAGAAAAATGATGCAAGCTAATAAGCTATATCGCAAAGAGGATATTTTGCAAATGAATAAGGCAGGTATAAACGACGGCTTT